ATGTGCGCTCATCTAGATCATTACGGGCAGCAGCAACTTCCTCTTCTGGTACGTTCCCACCCTGCAAAGTGGTGTACTGAAAGCTAGCCCAATTAGCATCACCATCAATACCCTTGCCCCAGATGTCGTAAAAGTGATTTCTACCTTTAGGCGTGCCGATAAATAAGCAACCGCCTTGACGGTCAGAAAGTGAAGGTCTAAGAACTTCATACCATGCTTCAGGACGCATATCTGCAAACTCGTCAAGGACAACAAAGTTCAAAGCTCGTCCGCGTAGGTTATTTGGCTTCTCTGCGCCCTTTAGAGCGATTACAGAGCCATTGATGAGGCGTAGGGTTAGGCTGGTCTCGTTGGTCTTAGAAACGTATTCTGGGGGTATAGAGGCTATCAGCATATCCCAAGCAATTTCTTTTGCAGCGCCGTAGGTTGGCGCGACATACCAGACGTTCCTGTTTGGGGCTTTAATCGCTTGCTCTAATAGCTTACCTGTAGACAGAAAGGTCTTTCCGAAGCGCCTGCCAGCCACAACGGAAACGAAGCGGCTAGGGCAGAGGAATATCTCACTCTGCGGTAGGGTTAATTGCACGCGGGTCGACTGTAATGTTGATCTGTGGAATTTCCTTTACTGGCTCGATGTACTTTTCGCCCCAGTTCTCTCGATCTCTGTGTTTTAAGTAAAAGATGATTGCCGTGTTGTCACCTTCCATAGCCTTTTCGAACAGCTTGTTAGTGATCTTGTCCATGCCGGAGCTTCTGCCCCTTTTTATAGCCTCCAGAAACTCTGGGTACTCGTTCTGCCTGTCGTACACTGTAGAGTCTGACACACCAAGGCAATCGGCTATTTGTGATACCGTAAGACCGCGAGAAGCCATTTCTGCGGCTTGCTCGCATATAGCCTCGTCAGGTATCCACTTAGGTCGTCCGGTCATCTATGCCTCTGTGCCGAAGGTTTCTTGATGGTTCATCGAAGGATGATGCTGCATTACGCTATCTTCGTCTGGCGGTAACGAGCTGCTTCTCAGGTCTACTGAGTCGCACCAAAGTATTAAAGCAGCCTTTATCTGAAAAGTTGCTGCTGGATTTTCCATTATATTCTGCGTGATATTATCAACTTTTACTAGCAAGTCATACCAGCCATGCTCTTCGCAATCTAGTATACGTTGGGTAATCTGTAACTGTTTCATGCTTGCCTCCCGCATTTCTGCTGTATTGGCCTTAACATAATATCAGTTTGCTTTACGGAGTAAAGACTTCCAACAATTCTACCATAAAAAAAGACCCCGTTAGGAGTCTCTTTTAAATTCATCTTTGGCTATAGCCGTTAGCCCTACCACTACGCAAATTATCCCATACAGAACCACAATACACCTCGAGAGTTATTAAGCGGGGATTATAGGGGTAATCAGCTATGATCGAAAATGACGGTTTATCATGCAAGTTATACCATAAATGATATAGGTTCGTTCTCGATCACTGGTGAACCACGCCAGCTTCAAAGGTCGGGGGAACCTCGATCTAATTACAGCGGGTATTACCCCATGCATCAGTCCGGCAAGTTGTTCGGCTGCTGCCGTTGGTAATTGTTGTATTACCCCAAGCGTCTTTTCTCGCCGTTGTGCCGTCACTTCCTCGGGTGTTGCCCCAAGCGTCAGTCTTATAGGTTGTGCCATCGCTTGATCTTGTATTGCCCCAAGCGTCTTTTGTATATGTTAGGCCGGTACCACTGTCTCGGGTGTTACCCCAAGCATCCGTCCTAAGTGTACCGCCATTTCCTCCATCACAGTTATATTTAGTGTTCCCCCAAGAGTCGTGCTTATAAGTGCAGGCAGCGTTACTGCTGGAAGAATAAGCGAACAAAGCGACTAGCGCCACAACTATTCCAATTTTCATAAATGACACCTTTTTTCTGTGAGTTTCTAAGATTAATTTATCAGCCAAGAGATCTATTTCTGCAATCATAGCGGCTATTTCTTTTTGCTTATCAGTCATCGTTTACCCCTCGTTGTTAAAAGAAAATTTATTCCGGCACTTATCAAGCGCAGCTTCTATCAAAATCGCTGGCTTCCTACTTCTTAGCCACTCTTCACCGTTCCAGTAGTAACTAAAGTTATGCGTGCCAATTTTATAAAACAGGCCGTTAAGATTACCAATAGCGCCTTCAGGTATGGCTTCAGTTACATCAATTAATCTTTTCATTGTCCCACCTCATAGCCTGCAAACTCTTCAGGCTGCACGTTAAATACATCGTTATATACTTCCTCAACTATCTCACTTAGGTGGCTTTCTAGTGACAGGTAGATGTCATCACGGATAATATTGGAAAGGCTTTGATTATTAGATTTAATGTAAAGCTCATCTATAAACCCAGTCCTGCAAGACGTAACAGGTGGAAGCATGTCATCCCACCAGCTCGGAAAGTTAATTAAAAAGTTGTAGCAAATCTCATCTTTGTGGCCATCGGTATAGTCGATAAGCTCACAAGTGAAGTGCCGGTACTGAGGGGCGTATTCTGGCAATGTGTCAGAGAGCCAATCTTTAAAAGCGCGGAGTGAATCAGACATTAGCAAACCCCCTTTAGGCAGTCGTTATATTCCATAGTTGAAGCCATGCAGTACAGTGAGAATAAAACTACAGCAGCAATAATGCCCATGCGGTTGTCTTTTTTGATTTCAGCAGCTTGGTCGATTTGGTTTAGCTGGCTGTAACTAAGCGAATGCTTGTTCATTACGCCACCTCCTGATTGTAATAAGCCCAAGTCCCAAAAGCTGGCTTTCTGCCTTTAAACTCTTCAACCCAGCGATCTAAGTTATAATCGTTTAGCTTGTAAACGCCAACAGTCGCGCAATCGAGGTAGCTCATATCAGTGGGGTGTACCCAGTAGAAGTAGCCGTTACCTTTAACCAATTCCCAGCCAGCTTCAATCTCTTGAATGGCTTGATTGACTTTTTTCATTGTAAGCTTCATTTTGTAAATCCCGTTTCGTTGAATGAAATGTAATTATTGTATTATCCTTTACAAATGTAAAGCTTTTAGAGACAAATAAATCAATTAATTGTACGAAACTGGCTCATAGCTCTCACTAGCAAGCATTTTCTTATGTTCTTCCCTGTAATGTTTGGCTATCTCAGCCCTCAAAAGCTTGTTAGTCTTCATCAGTACCTGCCACTTCTCCCGCAGTATATCCAGATGCCCTTGGCCTTTGTATTGCTCAAGCCATGCGGTGAAGTCTAAAGGGTTGGCGGTAAAGGTCAGGTGACAGTAATGGCAAAGACATACAGCGTTCATCATTGACCATCTAACGGACTTTGCAGCCCTTCCAAATATGTGGGCGCATTCCATTCTGCCGTCTTGCTTATGACAATGCTCACACTCAAAGCCAGCCTTCTGCCTTACTACGTCACTAAACCACTTATCTGCTGCATCCCGTTTAATAGCCATTAGCCCTCAACCTCTTTAATAAGGCGCTCAAGATACCATTTGCACTTGTTTAAATCCTGTAGCGGGTTGTCAGGGTGCTTTGTTTCATATCTCCACAGGTACTTCATTGCGGTGGCTTTGAGGTGTCCCCTAAAAGATTCAGCACTCATAGATGCTTTCATACAATCAATGGCCTCGACAGCCCCAGTCTTATAATGATCTGGGTTGATCGCATCTTTTTTGACTTCTAGGTTTATGCTGTGGCATTCAGCCATAGCTCTATCAATTTTGTTTTCCACCGCTGGTATTTCCTTTCTCAATCTTTCCCAATCTCTCACATCTGGATCAACCATTATTCTTCCTCCAATAATTCATCGCTGTATTCAATTTTGTTAGGAATAACATTAAGGCACTCAACGCATATACCGTAAGCAGCATCATCGTCACCAATCCAAAACTCAAGAACACTCGAGCAATCATCACAGAACTTGCGGTGAAGCTGCATAGTTTTCGGTGGAAAGTTAATAACGTCACCCATTTTAGCCCTCTACCTTAATCTTGACCCGTGAATCTTCGCCGTGATCTTTATGATAGACCACGGCAGTCATAGAACGCTCTGAACCGTAGCCTGAGTCTGAATGCCATTGATCTGTTGCAGTTAGGCTACCCCAGTGTTCAAAGTGCATAGAACCCACCTCTCTCGCCGTGTGGTGGTGAATGTGGCCAAGGTGACAGTATCTATTCTTTGACTGGCTCCACTGATCATCAAGATTCTTAATAACCACCTGCAATATCTGCTCATGCTTCATACGGTCGCCGTGATGGAAGACAAACAGGTTGTTGTACCACTGGTAGTGAATGAACTTGGAATAGTTTTGTAGGACGTTGACGCGCTTTTCTTTACTGTAAAGCAGCTCAAGGCAGCTAGATAAATGGCAAGCCATATCTGAATCGTGGTTGCCCCTGACGTTAATCACTACAACCTCTTTGTGAGTCTCTAACATCTTATCAATCAGAACCTGAAACAACCGGCCAGCCAACTTAAAGGTCTTGCCGATACGGGTATCAACATCGACCGGAGTTCCTTTAGTCGTAGTGTTGGCGCTGGAATCGGCATGGAAAAAATCACCCACGTTCAGCAGCACTCCTACCTCGGCATTGCCAACTCTGTTAGCTAGTCGGTCAGTAGATTCAACAAGTATCTTGGTTGCTATCTTTACGTCCCAGTCATCGTCATCCACCTTAGTCTCGCTGTCAGCAAGCATTCCGTAGTGATGATCGCCAATCATATACATGGCTAGATAGTCTGCGTTGTTTTTCTTAGGGGCTTTTGCTGGCTTCTTAAACTCAGTCAGATCGTCCTTCATGCCCTCGAGCATAGCGTCCAGCTTCTGCTTCATGCTGCGCTTCTCTGGCTCCTGAATAACCCACTGCAATGCAACAGACCCGTCTTCCTTGTAAGCGGTAGAGACTCTCTTAGCCTCAAAGCCTTCCATCGTTTCGCGGTCTACGCTCTTATGAGGCGCAACAGCTTTTGATGCTGCACGCGCTTCTAGCCTTTTAAGCATTAAATCAACTGTCCTGCGTCCACACCCCAGCGCCTTTGATGCTTTGTTATTAGAGCCGTGTTCAATGACAGCTTGGATTACCTCAACTTGCCTTTCGTTACTTGCAAACCTTAATAACTCTTGCGGACTCATCTTAGCCATTGTTATTCCTCTTGTTTTCGCTTCAGCGCGGTGTACTCATTGTACTGCGGTAAGGATAATAATACATCCTTTTCAGCAGCCCATGCGTAGACCTGATCCATGAAGAAACACATTTCACCCTTCTTCTTTGGCAGTGGCATTACCTGATCAGAATATGTCTCCTTCCCTATTGAGATTGAATGAGTGCCAAGAAACATACTCTTCATCATAAACTTCATGCCCTCTTCGGTGGCATTTGGAACCTTCTTCAAAAAGACTTCCGACATCTCCCTGCACCAGATATGGAACAGGGCATTCTGACCAAGTGATCGCGGGTCATCGTAAGGCTCAAACTTGATAACAAGTGGCGTTGAATAATCCCAGCTCTCCACCCTCTTTAGCAGAAAAGGCAGTTGTGTCTCTACCGCCTTCTTGCTGTTGATTCTAACGTGATCGCCTTGGCTCATAACTTAACCCTCAGCCACTTATCTGAAAGCTTCATGTCAGGAGTTTCTAGCCGATCATAAAGCCCCTCTCTGCCACTGTTGTTCCCACCGAAGGCCACCTGAGTTGGCCTAACTTCCTTATCGGTGATAGCGCACTTTTGCTTCATTCTGCTATGCATTGTTTTATCATTCACGCCGATGATTAAACCAATCTCAGCAAGCGTATATTTAGCGCCAGTAACTAGCTTTTCGTGCTTTCCTTCAAAGGCATACTGGATAGGCTTCTTGCCAGCACTGCGCGGCTCATAGGTTCTCTTAGGCATTCCGTAAAACTCCGTCAAAGTAAAAGCCACGGGTACTCAGGTAATGTTCTTTCATCATCTGAGCGTCTTGAGGGTCTAGCCAAGTAACGTCTGTTAGCTGCATATCAAGCGTAAGCGACTTAATACTGACTGGCGCTGCGGTTATCCCTTGAGGGTCTAGCTTTGCTGCCTGCTTACCTATAACGGCTGGACTGCTACCACCTCGGTCTTGTGATCGTGATAGCCAGCTATTTACAAAGCGTTTAATGCCTGCTTTGGTTTTTCGCTTCTTAGGGTTAGCGTCAAGCCAAGATTCCATTGCTCTTAGCTCTTGGAAGACATCGACTGCTGGATAGGCTTTAGCCCATGCGATCATGTCCGTGTCTTCAGGCTCCCAACGTTCTCCAGTATTAAGAATCATTCTTCACCCCCATCGAATATTCAGATACATGGCACTTCTCACCGTATCGGTTAGTCACTGGAACCATTCGGCTAGTAATCTTATGGCCTTGCTTCTTCAAGTTACTGATCCGCGAAGCCAGCCTAAAGATACCAAGTTCATTCAAGGCTTGAATGCTGGTAATAGTTGGGTTGATAGATAGGTAATCGAGTAATCTTTCTTCTTGTTTCATTGGTGAACCTCCTACAGTTCTAGTTTAATCGTAATTCCAGCCTGACAGCTTCTGGTGTATTTCAAGCATTGACTGGAAATCAATATCGCAATATTTGCCCATAACTTCAACCCTGACACCTTCGTCATCAAATGATTCGCAATCAGGATCAAACCAGATTAAGCCATCATCGCCATCAGTATAAAAGCAACCAACGCCGCCATCTGATATGTAAGTCTTGTAATCAGGCTGAAAAGAACTAATCCAATCTATAAAATCTGAATTAGTCATTCCTAATAATTCACTTGCTGTCTCTATATGATCCATTCTCTTTCCCCTAAGCTCGGCAAGCCTCGCCAAGTGTTTCATTAAATAAGTTTTTATGCATATTGTTTACTAAAATATACATTTCCTATAGATGTTATAAACCCTTTTACTTCGAAAAGTAAAATTTAAGAACTAAGGGCTAAAGCGACTTAGCGGTTAAAACAAATGCTTGTATCGTATATCCAAACTATTCACAGCTAAAAACCGATTTAACTGTAAGGCTCTGTAGGGAGGGTCAACCCTGTATCTGTCGTTTAATTTAAGGAACCGACAGCCTAAAGCCCAAGCACTGTTTGCAATATAAGAAAGGAGTTTGTGTAGACGCTATAAGATCATATAGCTATAATTACCTTTCTTATTCTTCGCACAATAAGTATAAGCCTTCCCAAGGCTTAAAGTAAAGCCCCCTCGTAAAACAGGGGGTTTTTTACTATCTATCACACAGCCTACAAAACTGATCAATCGTTAAATCAAATATCTCACACAAGCCCTGCACCGTGTGTAGCTTCATATTCTCTTGTTTACGCCACTGAAACACGCGCTGGCGGCTTACGTTCATTAGCTCGGCAACCTTACTACTGTTGATGCTGTTAAGCTCCTGAGCTACCCGAAGGCACTTTCCTGCATTTGTCATATCGACTTCCTATGTTATCCTAGTTAGGCAAGGTTCCCCTGCCTTGTAAACTCCTATGGTTTCCCCCCGAAAGCACTTGTGCCGTAGGGGGGTTTTTTACCTTAGAACGGTATATCTTCATCAAACTCTTCAACGCTTACACCACCCTTGTCAACTGCGGCGCTTTGCTGCTGCATAGGCTGGCCACCATCACTCCAGAACACTTTTGAATTACCGACAAAATCTAACTTGGTGTTTTCTTTTGTCTCGTCCTTTTTCAGCGCCATCTTAATGCCGCCGCTGTTTCCGTACTGGTCAAGCTCTAGCAGGTCAACAAAGACGGTTAGGTCAGCATAGGTGCCATTCTTGCCCGTTACAAAACGGCTTTTATCTAACTTACTAAGGTTGATATTTAACGCGATTCCTACAGTTTTCATTGGTGTTTCTCCACTTGGTTTAAAATAACATTAACGGCCTTATCTACTTCAATGGCCAAAGCTTCGATGAACTGGTCATCTCTTTCTACCCTCACTAAAACGTGAGACATTTCTGGGTGATATAAAAACAACTCCCACCACTGACGATTGCAGACCCACATACAACCCTGAAGCTGATGGTAGTATCTCTTAACGGCTATCTGGGGATCTCTCAAATAGCCAGCGTGAGTACCTTGCGCAGCGCACTTAATTTCTAAGCCACCGCCCTCAATCAAACCGTCTGGACTACAGCCAAACTCTTCAGAGTCATCAAGAATAAACCCATGCTCTGTAACCGTGTTGCCCGATATAAACTCATAAGCTTCACGCGCTTCTGGTTCTAACTCATTACCGCGTGCCATATGATCATTGGTGTAAAACGGCTCAGACTTACCAGTAAGGCGCTCCGCTACAAGCAGGTCGATGTACTTGTCAGCAGATGATGACGGCTTACCAGTGGCTGTAATCAGCTTAGAAAAGTTACTGGCAGACGGCTTGCCCAATCGAGCAGCAAGCCATTCTTCCGTTCCCTGTTCGTGATCTAAGATAATCATTTCTTAGCTTCAAGCGCGGCTACGGCTCTGTCGT